ACTTCTTGAAAACTTGAACCCCGTTTCGGATATAGACGAGGCATCGGAGCGAGGTTCAGACTTTCAGATCGAACTCGATGACGATCTTCCACTCGGTGTTGAACTCGCTCCTTTGCATCCGATTCCAGTGAACCCAGCGAACATACAAGACTCTACGTACCAAGGAGATGTCTTCGATTCCTTGATGGCCGAATCCAAACCCATCGCAGAGTATCTAGCAGAGGACGAAGACAATGTGGTCTTCATCGTCAACAACACATCTGCTACCGGACTTCCTCGTCAAAGTCTTATCAATGCATACGAAGACAGATCGGCTATTCGCTACCAGTGCAATCGCGAAGGAGGACTTTTACAACACGTGGAGGATGTAGACATTCTAAATCCCTACTACAAACTGGATGCTCCAGGCACGTATCTCATTCCATTGGATACGATGATGTCTGTAATGGGGAGCGAACACCGAATCTGGGTGGTGAACTCCATTGTTCCTGAAAAGAAAATGCGCGGACCCATCGCAAGTCGCTCTGTGCTGACCGTAAACAACGAGACAAACGTCGATGGAGGACCCATTGATGCGGTGGGTGCCAATCACTGTGGACCGGGTCAGTTTGAAGAAATGCTCGTGGAACCCGCACGCCTTGTTCCAGCGGGTGGACGCAGACGCAGAACCTACCGAAAGAAAAAGGGTCGCAAGTCTACCAGGTAACCTCTAGTTCTTGCGTGCTCCAAAACTCTGCTGTTCCATCCGGCAACTGACGACGAACAAGGAACGGAAGTTTCCGCTGTTCAATCTCACGTCGCGCGACACTCCATACAAACAGGGGGTCACTCGACTTGAGTCCTTCGAGACTGACAAGTGGTTTTGCGCCTTCGGCAAGTTGTTGTGCGCGTGTTGCCATGAGTGTCGTAAACTCATATTTGGAGTAATAGGGTTGGGTAATCCGAGGTTGTGCAACGGTCTCAACAATCTCCTTGCGAAAGACAGGTTTGACTTCTGGGTGCTCCATACTTACTGATTGTCTTGAAACTCTTTCATTCGTTTTAACAAATGCCGAGTGTCCCCGATGCCTCCTCTGTAACTCGCTTTCACCGGGTCAATGCGACCGTGAACACGGATCCCGTCAAGAAGTCCGCGGTATTCGTTGCACCGCTGAAGAACGTGATTCCTCCCATGATCCGCACCTCCGATGTGGGTCAAGATATCAGTCCCGGAAACTCCTTGCTTCGTGCTCCGATTTGGAAGTCGCCGCAGTTCAACGGAAGGTTTTTCCTGAAGTAAAGTAATGCCAAACATCTCTGCGTCTGACTACACAAACTTTGTGAAATACCAGGCAGCACAACTCGCCTATGCGAATGGCGCTGTTCCTCGTAAGATCCAGACGGTGGATCAAGCAGCACCCAATGTGAACATCATCAACGCCTACCTGAAGACAAGTCAGGCAGCGTTTACCGTCACCCGTCCGATTGCGTCCATCACGGGATTGAACTACGTGCGTCCTGTCCAACCCCAGCGCACGAACAACCCGAAGGATTTGTCCACGGTCTCCTGGGCATCCGGCACGAGCGGTAGTGTCACCTCCACCACGTCGTCCAAGTTCCAACAGTCAGGCGGTCTTCCAGCCAAAAATGTTGTTGGAACCTATCATCGCATCCCTACCAATGCAGGTTGGGCAAATGGTAACTCCACGCAGGCAACCTCGTCTGCGCTACGGAATACACAAACAACTATCCCGCCCACTATCCTCTAGCAAGTTGCTTCCATGTAGCACCGCATTCCGCACACTGATACAACCACGCCACATTTACGGGATCCAACTTGATCCCGACAATGTTGGACGGACCGCCTCGCGTCGGGCATGTCGTATTTGGACACACGATGTTGGTAAAACGAGGGAGAGTGGGGTCATACTTCAAATACGGATTGATGGAATACTGGACGGACGTATCCTGCTGTAGATTGTGTTCGTATATCACCGGATTCTCCTTTGTGACCTCTTCTTCGTAAGGACACGACCGACACTTGGTATATGCCTTACCCTCACGCTCCTCAATAGTATAGAGCATGTTGTTGCACTGCTTACAGAACTTCATGATGCTTATATTCTGGTAGCATTCGTTTATTTCGTTTTCAAATCCAAGATTGTGCGTTCAAAACGAATGGCGACCCAGAAAGTTGTCCGAGGGGTATTACACAGCCAGGATGCCGACGAAACTGGACTACTTCTTGGATGGCAATGCACAAGGTAAGACCGAAAAGGAGATCAATGGTCGTAAGGTTACGGAGTCTGGAAAACCCTTCACTCACTGGTCCTTCGAGAACCGCCAGAAGTGGTTTATCAGCGAAGATGACCTGGAGGAGTTCTACAAACTCTACTGCAACGACCTGCGCAACGGCATCCCGCGTTTCCTCACAGAGAAGTCCACTGCAATCGGACAGATGCGTGTCGATATGGATTTCAAGTACGCAGGACAGGTCGATGAGCACAAACACACACAAGAACAGGTGATGAAGTTTGTCTCTGCGTTTATGGCAGAAACCAAGAAATACATTCAAGTTCCCGAGTCTGTGGAAATCTTCATTCTCGAGAAAGACTATCCAACCTACGACCGCAGCAAGAACATCTCCAGTTCAGGAATCCATATCCAGATTCCGTGTCTGAAGACACGTTCCTCGGTCGAACAGGCGATTCGTAGAAGTCTTCTGCGTCGTATGGATGAGTTCTTCCCGAACTTGGGATTTCTGAAAACATGGGACGATGTCTACGACAAGCAACCGTTGACACACACAAACAACTGGCCGCTGCTTGGATCAAAGAAACCTGCAGAGGGGTCGTTGCCCTATCAAATCCGGTATATTCTGGACTGGGATGCGGAAACGGGTGACATCAGTGTAGATACAGATATCCCGGCAACAAGCGTAGAGATTGCGAAGAAACTCTCTGTTCGTTCTCATCCAGATGAAGAAGTCGAGATGACCGAATACGGCAAGGAGAATGTTCAAACAGGAGCAGTCGCAGAACGAGAGATTGTCACTGCGAATCGCTCGACGTCGCGTGGTCGCCAGATGGCACGTGACCAACCCGGTTCGCGCGCGTCGTCTCCAGGTCGTATCTACGTACAAGCTCTCACAGAGGAACTCCGCAAGTATTACGAGGGTCATGTGAAGAACCTCTCGTCGTTTCGCTACACGAACTACAGCGACTGGATTTCAGTGGGTCAGTGTCTGAAGAACATCCACCCCGATCTTGAAGATGTGTGGTTGGATTTCAGTCAGCAGATTGGCGATTCCTACAATCCTCGTGAAGCGATTTCCAAGTGGAATTCGTTTACCTTCCGTGTGGATGGGGCGAAACTCGGACTGGGAAGTCTCCGCCACTGGTCTGCGACGGACAACTTTGAAGGGTTCAAGAAGGTAGAGGATGCCAATGTGGATGCCCTCATTCAGAAATCTGCCGAAACGCAGACAGAGAACGATGTCGCACAGGTTGTCTACGCCAAGTATCGCGACGAGTTCAAGTGCGCGAAGTTTGGTGCGAACGAGTGGTATCGTTATTCGGGTCACATCTGGAAATCGACCGACAAGGGTATCGCATTGCAGTGTCGTCTGTCCAAGGACATTGCGGATATCTATCTGCTGAAGGAAGTGTCGGAAGCAACCAATATCGCACTCATTGGTCAGTGCGATCACAAGGAACCGAAGGCAGACTGCGAGTGTTGCAAGGCAGAGCAGCGCAAGAAGGCGTTCTCGAATGTGCGTCTCAAGTTGAAAAAGACCAGTTTCAAGCGCAATGTGATGGAGGAGTGTCGGGAATTCTTCTTGGATGAGACGATTGGAGTGAAACTCGATGAGAACAAGAACCTCATTGCCTTCAACAATGGGGTGTTTGATACGATGGGAAGCGATGAGAAGGACGCAAATGGAAACTACATCCGCCCTTGGTTCCGCGATGGAAAACCCGAAGACTACATCAGTTTCTCGACCAATATCGATTACAATCCTGACATGAAGCACTATGAACACCCGTGCTGGCCAGAGATCGAAGCATTCCTCAACAGCATTCTACCCAATCGCAAGGTGCGCGACTACTTCTTGAAGCATCTCTCCACCTGTCTGTCGGGTGGTAACGAAGCACAGAAGTTCCACATTCTGACGGGGTCGGGTTCCAACGGAAAGTCGATGTTGACGAACTTGATGTCGACGGCGATGGGTGATTACTGCTGCAAGGCACCTATCTCGTTGTTGACCCAGCAGCGCAACAAGTCGGCGGCAGCAGCACCTGAACTGGTTCGTATGAAGGGTCGTCGGTTTGTCACGATGCAGGAACCCGATGAGCAGGTTCCCCTGAATACCGGTCTGATGAAGGAGTTGGCATCGTGCGAGAAGATTACCGCACGAGACTTGTATGCAGGTTCCAAGGCGATGATTGACTTTGATATTCAAGCACGCTTCCACTTGGCGTGTAACGAGAAACCGAAGGTCAACTCGACGGATGGCGGCACGTGGCGTCGTTTGGTGGTCATCGACTTTCCGATGAAGTTTGTGGCGGAACCCCGCGAGAGAAATGAACTCCCGATTGACGAGACAATTGTCAAGAAGGTTGTGAGTGAAGAGTGGGCGTCTTGCTTCATGAACTACCTCATCCACCTCTACAAGGAGGGCAATGGTCACCGCAAGTTGACGCCGCCAGAGGAGGTCATGAAGTACACGAATGAGTACAAGGACGAGTCGGATGTGATTGCGCGATTCTTGAACGAGTATGTGCGACCTGTAGAAACCGCAGGCGACCCCGAACAGCAGCACCCCGAACCCGTGTCGTGGAACAGTATCAATACGACCTTCCAGGAGTGGAAGCGTAGTAATGAGATTGGTCATCGCGGAAATGTTACCGATTTGAAGAAGAGATTAGAGGAGAGATATGGTAAGTATCCTAGGAGCGGCTGGACCGCTTTCCAGTTCGGGAACGCTTAGACCCCTTGCGAGACCGGCGCGTCTTTTTGTGCTTGCGACCACCCATTACCGGTTGGGCGGGTTCAGCAATACCAATGCTTTGCTGAGGAGCAGTCTCCTCTTTTTGACCCCATGTCCAAGGTTGGTACCACGTCATTTGTATTTAGGATACGATTTTTTAAGCCTCCACGCGGCGGGCACCAATCTTGGAAAGGAAGTAGGTGCGGAGCATGCCGATCGTGAACACGACGACAATGAACGAGATGATGAGGTCGATGAGCGACGCAACGACCTGACCGATCTTCAGGGTGACGCCACCCACAGTGACCTGGGCCTCCGTGACACCCTTACCAGCCGCCAACGCGGGGGCAACGATGGGCGCGACCAAACCCTCCGACAGGGCAGTGAAAAACTTGGAGACAACGCTCCCCAAATAGATAGCAGCCGTGATGATGATGATATCCTTGGTGTCCAACATTTGTTTGTTGAATGGCAAACATATTTTTCAAAACGAAATCACTTTTATCCAAGAAGTTGAGATGGTGTATGACAAGATGGAGAAACGCAACAAACTCGTGGATTTCCTAACGCTCAAATGGTGTAAGGAACTCCAAGCAAACATCCTGAAGACTCTGCGTACGCATTACGCAACAAACCTACCGCCCGTTGCGGTTGACTTCATGGAACCAAGATTGTTCTACGGACCCGGTTACAGTCAGATTACAATTGTATATGATGCAGAAACAGAGGACTTTCGCCCATGTTCCTACAGTATCCATCCACGACACCCCGACGCAGTTGTTCCGACGGTGCTTGCGCGGGCAGGGGTAGAAAACTACAAGTGGCGTATGATGCGCGACCAATACTTTGACTTCTTCTATGCGATGAAAAAGAATGAGTTTCTCAAAGACGATATCGTCCGCGAGGCACAAAAACATGCATGTATGCGTGCGTGCCATGTATTCAAGGAGGAACTCGTGTCGCGCGTGTTCCACCCCAAGAACATGGAACGATGGGTCGAACAGGGTATCGATGAAATGATGTTTGGATACTAACAATGGATACACGCTTCTGGGGACCCAGTGGGTGGCAACTTTTTCACTTGGTTGCGTTTCGGAGTGAGCATCCCGATGATGTTCTCAACCAAATGAAAGACGTGCTACCCTGTAAGTATTGCCGTGCGTCGACAACCGACTTTGTCCAGGAACATCCGCTACGCGATGATCCTGGCAAGTGGATGTACGACATCCACAACATGGTCAACGCCAAACTGCGGAAACAAGCAGTGGAAGACCCGAACGTCGTTCATCCGGGTCCTGACCCTTCCTTTGAGGACATTCGTCGGCGGTATATGGCGATGAAACCCACCCAAGTACCGGGTCGTGATTTTCTGATGGCGATTGCGATGAACTACCCCGAAGAACCTGAACCCGAACAAATGGCGACACAACGAACCTTCCTTCACGCTCTTGCGAAGGTCTATCCGTTCAAGACCCTCCGCAAGGTGTTTCAACGGTATCTCCGAGACCATGAAGTTGACCTTGGAAATCAAAAAGTCTATCTCAAGTGGATGTATGGACTTTTGAAGGAGTTGTCCAAAGAAGCAGGTGTTGCAATTCGGTCATACAAGGGGTATGTTCAGCATGTAGCGTATTACAAGAGCGGTTGCTCCAAGAAGACGTACCGTGGAAAAACGTGCCGTATGTTAGCGGGAGGAGGACGCACAAAAGACCGCGATCACCGAAAGACACAGCGGATTACACGCGTCTCTTTGCTCTAGTCTTGCGTTGACTCTTGCGGCCACGGCGGGTCTTGTTACGACCACCTTGACGCTGAAGAAGTGCGTACATACCTAGTGGCATGTGTTCGATGAACAACTCAAACAATCTATTCTTTTCTACCTGATTGACTTGTACATTCATCTCGCGAAGAACATCCTGAATGCGTTGTGTGATTTGATAATCGCCCATAGGAGCGTCGACATTTGCTGCTGTTTCAATAATCCGCTGGTCTACCGGAGGATTGTTGTCAGCACCACCCCTACGTTTCATTTGTTAGTTCTCAATATTTAGTGCTTGCGGCTGCCCTTGCGCGTGGAGCGGCGAGTCTTGCCGGCACGACGACCGCCCTTGATAGGACCAGTCTCGCTCGACACGGGCATCGGGGACAGAGCACCACCCTTGTAGGTCTGCTTTGCCATCTTCAGGACTGCCTTGAAGGACTTGCCCTTGTGTGCCTTCATGGTCTTCTTCACGTGGGACAACCACTTATTACGCTTACCACCATCTTGAGACTCCATTTGTTTGTTCTAACGCAGAGAAACTTATTGGAGCGATGCGGGTTTTTCAATGAACCCCGTCCTACCCTTGGCGTAGAGATTCCACTGGCAACCATACGCGGTTGGTTGGAGAGGATTCTGGTTGACCACCTTCAGACCGACGTCGGGGGCGACCAACGAGATAAAGTCGCGATTGAAGTTCTTCAGTTCCTCGGGGTCGCGAGGCGAGGCTGCCTGCAAGTGAGTCAAGCGACGGAGGCTCATATCGTTCCACGACATGTTCAGTAGGGGTTCGAGAGAGGTTCCAGCGACATTTCCACCCGAGACCAAAATCAACTTGTTGGCAAGAACATCCAGCGGCGCAGAGTGGACGTTCTTCCAAGGACAGAGGTGACGACGCACGGTGGTCTGTAGGTGTTCAGTCACACGGTCAAACACAATCGTCTTGTCGGTGTGGAAGACCATCGAGAGAATGAACGGGTCCTTCGACGGGAAGGCGTCATTCACAATGTCGACGCAGACACGCTCGAAGGGGACGTTGTCTTCTGCGAAATCATAACCATCGTTCAGTTGCTTCTTTGCGACAACCGGATGGTCCTGCTCATCTGAGTAGATATGAACTTCCAACAGACGGACACCACGGCGAAGCGCATCCGGAATGTCTTCAAAGACAGACCCTGCTACGTAATAATCGCACAGTCGTTTGCTTTGCAACATTGCTGGTTTCCCATTCGGGAAGAGTTCTTCATAGAGGAGATACCCCAAGAAAACCGTTAACACAAGGGCAATGACCCACTCCATTACTCTTTGGTAGACGATTCTATTTTCGGCATGCGGAACAACAGATTACGAAATGCGTTAATGACATCATCGGGAATCTTCTCGTCCATAGGTATCTCCGTTAAGCAGGCATAGTGGAAATACAGACAATACATACCACACTCGGAATCCTTGTATTGATGGCGTGTCTTGTTGTAGGTCAACTTCATAGGTTTGCTGTGAATACCCAGTTCGTCCCACTGACTCTTCCAACGTGTCATCAGTTTCTTGACCTCGGACTCTGGGGTGAGCGCATACGAATCGAAATAGGTCATGCGCGGATACTCCAATTCCGGTCGCACGTCGGCAAACACGCAGACCCAATGTTGACCCGGTCCATCGTGAGGGTCGGTGTTGATGACAATACCAAATCTCTGCTTTCCCTTCTTGTAGAGTTCACCAATCTTCATGTTGCAGAGCGCACTCACAAGGCATTGCTTGGTTTCATTCTGGAGGTCAAAGTCAATCGGAACTGTGCCAACGTAAAAGTAATCCGGGAACACTTCCATGTAGTTCTTCTCGATGGCATCAATGTCATCGGATGACAACCACTCGTAGCGATTCAACGCCCATTCCTTGGGTGCGCGCGGGCGGTTCATTAGCGACGCAACAATACACTCAGCGCGACCTGTCTTGCACTTGTCCTGGAGGCGACGCGTCAATGCATTCCACATCTGCTCGGTTGAACCTTCGGGGATTTTGGGTTCTTTCGGATGTTCCTTGTTGTAAACACGTCGTAGATTCGCAACTGCTTCTTCATCCAACCACGACATTCTTATTTGAAAACGAATACTTTTAAACAAGACAACATCCCAAGTAGAATGGACCAACTCAAGCCTGTCGTGTCTCGCTACCTCCAAGTCGTCAACCAACTCGATGTCACCAATGCCCGCGCTTCCCAACTTCGCGATGAGCGTCGAACGATTGAACTGGACCTCGCCGCTGTCTACCACCAAACGAACAATGAACTTCCCAACAAGATTGAACTGACAAACTCCCGCATGGTCTTCCAGATGAAGAAACCAGGCGAATGGAAAAAGGGATGGAACCTCACAAAGAAGCAACTGGAGATGTATCTCGAGGAAATCCTACCCGAGCACGGAAGGG